GATCATCCAACTAGAACGCGACGAAAAGATCAACCGTTACATGGAGTTGTGGGGAAAAACAGCAGACGAACACAAACTGCCTTTATCCTGGGCTAATTACCTCTATTACTTCGGAGCAGAGACAGGCTTCCGCAATATGCTTCAGGGTAACGGTCTGTTAATGACAATCGACGGCATCAAACACGATTACGATTGTTATGACCTTTCATTCCGCGATCACGCCTCCACACGCTGGGCAGTTAAGTACGACCCGACCGACACCACGAAGGTATTGGCCATAAACGAAGACGGCACGCTGCGCTTCGAACTCGAAGAGAAGTATATCCAGCCAATGGCACTCAAAGACCGCAAGCCAGGCGACTACAAACAACTGGAGCGCGTGAAGGAATTCAACAATGTGCTCATCGAGACGATTTCAGAGAAACGCAAGGCCACAGCCACGGCAATTGGCGAGATGTTCGAATCGAATCCAAAATTGAACGACACCCTTACAAAGTTAATACTCGTTGATTCTAAAGGACAGCATAAGAACGAGCGCAACGCCAATCGCCTGGGAGAAGCCACCGCCACGAAACGAAGCAAACTTCCAACTCCAATTTTTGAAGACTTTGAAGATGAAGACGACGATATATTTAAAATGATTTAACGCTAATAACTCACTGAAATGGAAAGCACTAAAAAAGATCAGATTATCGAGAAGGTTCGGGACTATGTTACCCGCTTCGACAGCCAGAACAAAGCGGCCAACTCGCTCAAGGGCGTGAGCGCTGCAACCATTAGCCAGATGTTGAATGGCAACTGGGAATTGATTAAGGACGACATGTGGCGCAATGTAGCCTCGCAGGTTGGATTCACCGAAACCGAATGGGTGTCTGTTGAGACCCGCGACTTCAAGGTCCTCACCAAACTAATGATCGACGCCCAAATGAATAGCAACGTCTACGCAATAACCGGCCATGCAGGCACTGGCAAAACCTTCACGATCCGCCAGTTTGCAGCCAACAACCGCCGCGTGCACCTGCTACAATGTGCCGAGTACTGGAATAAGAAGATGTTCATGCAGGAACTCCTTGCAGCAATGGGACGCGACTACGCCGGTGCCACAATTGGCGAAATGATGTCGGAGATTGTTTCCGAGCTCAAACGGCAGAAAAACCCGCTGATCATTCTCGACGAAGCCGATAAATTGACCGACCAGGTACTCTATTTCTTCATCACACTTTACAATCAACTCGAAGATCAGGCCGGCATCGTTCTATGTGCTACCAACTACCTCGAAAAACGCATTAAACGTGGTGTGAAGCTGAATAAGAAAGGCTACAACGAGATCTACAGCCGCATCGGTCGCAAGTGCATCGAGTTGAAAGGACTTTCAGCCGCCGACATCTCCGCCATTTGCCAGGCAAACGGCATCACGGTTCACAACGACATTCAGGATGTTATCCAGGACTGCGAGTCGGACCTGCGCCGTGTTAAACGTTCAATTCACGCATTAAAAAACAAAGCATAATTCCTCGCAAGCCCTTCGAGCGGTCGAAAACCCTCGAAGCGGCGCGAAAGGAATTAACGTTCTCTGAATGACTGAAAAAAAAATAAACCGAGCTCGCACCTACAGCGACCTGATGTCGCAAAAGGTTCACGAGCTCGATTTTGAAGGCGACTGGCTGAGGAGCCTGGGCAAACCGGAGATAACAGGAAGCTGGTTGATCTGGGGAAACTCATCGAACGGGAAAACCCGTTTTGCTCTCCAGTTGTGTAAGTATCTCGCTTCTTTCGTCCGTGTCGCATACAACTCACTCGAAGAGGGTGATTGCAAAAGCATGAGAGACGCGATTAAAGAGGTTGGGATGGCAGACGTAAAAGGAAACTTTCTATTACTCGACAGCGAACCGATCGAGGAAATGAAAGCCCGATTACGCCGACGCAAGAGTCCGGATGTGGTGTTTATAGATTCGTGGCAGTACACAGGTTTGAATTATGCTGAGTATAAAAAGCTAAGGGCTGAATTTAAGACAAAGCTATTCATCCTGATCAGTCACGCTGAAGGTAAGAATCCAGAAGGGCGTACAGCTAAAAGCATCAGATATGACTCATTTGTCAAAATCTGGATCGAAGGCTACAAAGCGTCTCCCTCGAGCCGATATGGTGGAAACGAAGATTACATCATATGGGACAAAGGAGCGCAGGAATATTGGGGTAAAATGAAATAGTAATTACACGGATTAAAACGGATTACACAGATGAAAACAACAACAGATCTTCAACAATCGGGATTATTAAAGAAGTTTCATACGAAGTGCACGAAGGCGGGTATCAGCGCCGATGAGAAATACACAATGATCGGCGCGTTCGGTCATGACTCCTCCCGCGACATGAGCGTGCAGGATCTCCTGAAGGCTTGCGACCTGCTCGACGCGAAGCTGAACCCACAACTTGCCGAGATGGACAAACTGCGCAAACAAGTAATTGCCTCAATTGGCGGATGGAGAAGGCTGCTCGCACAAACACAGGATATCGACAAGATAAAAGGAACGGCCTGTCGTGCCAGTGGGTTCAACGAATTCAATAAGATACCGAAAACCGAACTGATCGCTGTTTATCACACCTTCCTTAAAATGCAGAAAACATTTAAGGGAGCAACAGCGGAGGTGAAGTCCGAACTCGAAACTCTTACCTACCTGAATTAACCCGGCGAAGGTTTGTCAGTTCGATTCTGACATCCGGGCAATGACAATACTGTCAGACATTAAAACAAAACAGCATGAAATTGAAAATTGGAATGATCGTCGCTTACAAACCAACAGCAACCGAGATGGGCTTTATGAAAGAACGTCAGTCGGTTTGCAACATCAAAGAAAACCTGCCCGCTATTGTTGTCGCCATTGACGAGTACGACGACGAGGATGACGACGAACTCCCCGTTGTCAACCTGAAAGTTTTACTCGACGGCCAGGGCGATATCTGGGCGAAGGATGTAAAACAAGGTGATGAGGTTGGAGAGTGGAAGCTTTTCGAAAACGAAGAAGACGAAGAGACTGCATTTATCAACGAGATCAACGTATTGATTGTGAAACTCGCACAACAAAAGAAAGAATTGGAAGAGTTGTCTGAAAACGTTCGGGTAGACATCATTCAACTACAGGAGCGAGCCCTTAGTATTAACGAAGACATCGAAGCATCAAAGGCTTTACTGGCCGAGATTAAGGGATCAGTTATCATAGCAACAGCCCCCAATGCAAAAAAGGTTTAGCAAAACCGAAATTCAAATCTGCGGCGAATGCAGGGGTAAGGGTAACGTGTACAACGAGACCACCCCTGCCCGCCACGGGTCAGACACCGGATCGGGTGTCTGGGAAAAGTGCCCCGTGTGCGAGGGCACTGGAATGGTAAGCGTCTCGCGAACCGTAGTTATCACAATCGAACCTCATCACATTTAACCAATGGGAAACACAACACTAAGTCACGGAGGCGGCGCAAAGGACCGCTTCGAGAAAGCCGAACTGAAAGCAATACGAAATGAAATGTCGCTTAAACAGTTCACACTGGAGGCAAAACAAAAAGAACTTATCGCGCAGCTTGCAAAGGGTTTCGACAATGACCTCTTCCGTAAATTGAACGTTGTAAACCACAACCTTGAAGTTGCAGAGTCGCGCAAGAAGGGTGAATGGCTACATGGCAACTTTCTGCAAATAGCATCAAACACAGCCGCCCGATGATTAAGACAATTAAACGCACAGATCGACACAATATGTACGATCTTAAAATAAGGATGATGTGTGATCAGCTTATCTGTAAAACCACCTCTTTAGAGGGTTTTAAACGCGCATTTGAAGAAGGAATACTACTCATCCCCTCAATGTCTGCCTATTCACCAGCCGGAAGCTATCGGTTAATACCTAAAGACTTCTACTTACAAGTCTGCCACCGCAATACGCAAGGCACAATAGACCGTGTTTTATTAGAAGTATTCGATGTAAGGGAGACATGGGAACAATGTTAAAAACCAAACTCATAAGGCTATCAAGCAAAAACACGTTCGATGTGAAGGTTCGCATCCTAATCAACAGTTTCATTTTCAATTGCGACACACTCGACCAGTTCGAACTCACATTCCGCAAACAGATGGACCTGGTGAATGGATATGGCGACGATTTCAGGACGTTGTTTTTCATTACAAGGATAAACGAACTCGCACAGGTATGGCGCAAATATACAGACGGTCAACCCGACCGCCTATTAATGGAAGTTTCAGTTATAAAGTATTAATTAATCAGCATTTAAACAATTTTTAAAATGGCTAAATTAGAAGCAACAATGGAATTAAGTTGGAAAGATTATTCATCCGAACAAATTGCACAGATCCTCGAGGCGAAACGCAAGGAAGAGAAAGCCGCGAAGATCACAAAGCGCGAAGCATACGAAGGCATCCGTGCCGATGTGGTTGTAAAGATCGAAAATGCAATACGTCGCGTTGCCGGCGATGTTCAGTCGCTATTCGATTTTGTAGTCGAAGAAACCGACGCTTTCCGTGCCATCATGGGCGAGTATGGCGCATTGAAGCGCGAAAGCCAGATGAGTTATACACTCGAAGAGGGAAACTTCAAAATCGAGGTTAAAAGTAATAAGGTGAAGAAATTTGACGAGCGTGCCGATATTGCCGCATCGCGGTTGATCGAGTTTCTTCAACACTGGATCTCCGAAAAAGAAAACGGAACAAATAACCCGATGTACCAATTGGCAATGACCCTGCTAGAGCGAAACAAGGCTGGAGAGTTAGATTACGATTCGATAAATAAGCTATACAAACTGGAAGAGAAATTCAATTCCGAAGAGTATTCGGCGATTATGGTCTTATTCCGCGAATCGCACCTGGTCGAAGGAACTGCAACCAACTATTATTTTTCCGAAAAAAACGCACGCGGCGTTTGGGTGAAAATCGAACCATCATTCAATAGGTTGTAATGGACGCGAAACAATTCCGGGAAGCTGTGCAGACAATGCGCAGCCTTCAGAAGGAGTACTTCAAGAACCGCGATCATTTGATCCTTCAGCGGTGTAAGGCTTCAGAAAAGGTCGTCGACCTACATTTAAAAGAAGGGGAGCAGGAAAAGAACGCACAAAAATCATTATTCTAATTATAAAGACTATGGCATTTAAAATTAACAAAGAAGTAGCAAAAAGGCTCTATAAGGAGTCACCTGACTGGTTTAAAAGTCAATTGACAGAAGCATTCGGAGAAGAATGTTTTAAGAAACGGAATTTTACTGACATCAAAACATTTGAGGATGCTTGTGATGAGGTTGGAATATCTCCCGACAGTGTATTTGATGCTGCAAAAGACAGCTCAGATGAAATTGCCTATAAAAAATTGAAGGTTATTGTAAAGGCCATCAATGGGGAATGGGTACCCGACTGGGCCAATACTAATCAAAGAAAGTGGTGGCCTTGGTTTAATTTGTCTTCCGGGTTCGGTTTCTCGGATTCGGCTTACGGCTACGCGGGTACGAGTACGGGCGTCGGTTCCCGCCTTTGCTTTGAGTCTGAAGAGAAATCCGACTATGCTGCAAAGCAATTTATACAGTTATACAAAGAGTTTTTAACCATTACAAAGTAATATCATGACTGAAAAAACAAAAAAAACAAAAACGGATTTGAAATTTGATTACAAAACAATCAAGAGTTTTGAGGATGCATGTAAGAAGGTAGGCGTTGATCCTGAAAAATTACCGGATGTATCGATGATTCCGGAAGAGCTCCAACAGCCTGTTATTGCATCATACAAACTGATGATTATTTATCAGGCTATTAACAATGGTTGGAGGCCTGATTGGAACAACCGGGATCAATACAAGTATTTTCCCTGGCTGTCGGTTTTGTCTTCCGGGTTCGGTTTCTCGTCTTCGTTTTGCGACTACGCGCTTACGAATACGAGCGTCGGTTCCCGCCTTTGCACCGATTCTTCCGATAAGGCGATGTATATCGCCGAACAATTTAAGGCTGAATACCAGGATTACTTTTTGTACTCAGCTTAATTAAATAAAGGTTGTATGCTACGGATGCTGTCAGTTTTGTCTTCCAGGTTCAGTTTCTCGAATTCGAATTACAACTACACGAATACGAATACGAACGTCAGTTCCCACCTATGCTATTGCTGTAGCTTAAACCCTGCCAACACGGCAAAAAACGAATCTATTTTAATGAGCGTTGGTACCCAATTGGAGAAAACGATCTTTTAAAAGCAAAGGCTACTATGAAAAGGAAAAACAACTTATATGATCGGATTTGTACAATTGAAAACATTCAGTTGGCAGATGCAATTGCAAGGAAAGGTAAATCGAAACAGCCAGGTGTGATTGAGCATGACCGGAACCGGGAAGAGGATCTTCAAAAGTTACTTGAAATACTTAAGAATAAAACCTTTAAAACTTCTTGTTATACCACGTTCACCATCTTTGAGCCGAAAGAACGATTGATATTCAGGCTCCCCTTCTTTCCGGATCGTATTGCACATCATGCTGTGATGAATATTCTTGAACCGATCTTTACCTCCACGTTTACCGCTGATACTTATAGTTGCATTAAAAACAGGGGCATCCATGCGGCTGCAAAGGCGGTAAAAGAGGCGTTAAAGGATTCAAGTGGAACGCAGTACTGCCTGAAGCTTGATATTAAAAAGTTTTATCCCAATGTTGATCATGATGTATTAAAGCAGCTGCTGAGGCGAAAATTTAAAGACAAGGATTTGTTATGGTTGCTTGATGAAATTATTGACAGCGCGGAAGGCATGCCAATTGGAAATTATCTTTCTCAATATTTTGCAAACTTTTACCTGTCGTATTTCGACCATTGGATTAAAGAGGTTAAAGGGGTTAAATACTATTTCAGGTACGCAGACGACCTGGTTATATTATCCGATAACAAGCCTTATTTGCATCAATTACTTTGCGACATCAGGTTATATATGACAGTGAATTTAAAACTTACTGTAAAGCAAAACTACCAGGTATTTCCTGTTACCTCAAGAGGAATTGATTTCGTTGGTTATGTCTTCAGACATACGCATGTTAGGCTTCGGAAAAGTATTAAACAGAGTTTTGCCAGGATGTTGGCCAGAAATAGAAACGATAAGTCCATTGCTTCATATTATGGATGGGCGGTGCATTGTGACAGTAAAAACTTACTAAAAAAATTATTGAATGAACAGCTTTAGCCAATTTAACATACACGCTACTACCCGGGCATTTGAAGGTGACAAAATAAAGATGTCCAAAATATTGAACAGGGAGATCGTTGTACTTCATTTTAAGATTGAAGACTCAAAGGTTTTTAAAGATAAAGGGACCGGCAAGTGTCTTCACCTACAAATATCGGTTAATGATGAGAAACACATTGTATTTACCTCCTCATCGGTACTTATTGAGATGGTACAACAGGTGCCTGCTACCGAATTTCCATTTTCCACAACGATAGTGGAAGAAAACGAGAGATTTAAGTTTACTTGATTAAAAAACGCACAACAATCACTATTCTAAAATGATACTGAAAAAACAATTCGATATTCTTGAGCTTGGAAAGTTGGAACTTTCGATACTGAATAACCTGGCATTGTGGTTCGGCATTGATACCGTAAACAAGGGCAAACAGACAATCATATACGAGCTGCTTGATGAGCAGGCGAAGCGTAATGCCACCGCCACCGGCGAAACGCAAACGCAGCCAGCTACTGAGAAAAAGCGCGTTTACCTGGTCGCGAAAATTTCAGGATTACCCGAGGCCGAGGTTTTCCTTAAGTACGAGAGTGCGCGGATGGTTGTGGAGGCACATGGCTATGAAGCGGTAATACCGACCGACATTATTCCACCAAACACAAACTGGCATTATGCAATGCGCCAACTTATTCCAATCATGCTTGCTTGTGATGCTTATACGCTCATCGATGAGCCCTGGACAACTGCAGGCGGTTTGATTGAGGATACGATTGCCAATTGGGTTTTGCTTCCTAAGTTAATGTTTTCAAAACTCTAACTATGAATCACGTTATCTCACTTGGAATTATTCTGTTCGTCTCTTTTGTATTGGCAGTCATCATTGCAGCGATGGCACTATACGAGAAACATTCGGACACCCTGCCAAATTCGGAAATAAACGAAGAGGACAATGTAATCTTTAAAGGATAAAATCATGATAACATATGTACTACTAATCAGCAATTGCTTTCCTAAAGGCCATCGAATGGCCGGGGCTATTACCAACTTTGAGGCAAAGATCATTAAGGGAATGAAAATTCACACCATTCGGGGAAACTATCCATTTTGGGCGAAACGTATTGAAAAAATACAAGCGGGCAAGGCTGTTCTTTCGGTTCGTCAATGGATTGGAAAACCTTACGCAAAAGGATCTACACAAAAGGGGTTGTTTGTATTTGGTGCAGGAGATGGTGTGGGGGTTCAACTTTTAAAACTGGATGACATTATGATTACAGGATTGTTGAAAAATAATGATGTCGCGCTAACAAGTATAAATGGAGGTTTATTATTAAGTCATATTGCTAAAAATGACGGCCTTTCTCTTGAAGATTTTAAGGAGTGGTTTAAAGGTTATAACCTAACCAAACCGATGGCAATCATTCATTTTACACCTTTCAGATACTAACCCATGGAAAAACACTACTTAGGCTACCAGCGCGCCCGCCGCAACAACACCCAATATACCACCTCTCGCAACCAGGCTTTGATAGCCCGTTATTATTACCTGAGCGAATTGAAGCGGTTACGTTTCGACGACGTAGTTTTTAGGTTATCTGCCACGTTCTTTGTTTCAGAATGCTATGTGATGAAGATCCTGGGCGATTCTGAGGCACAGTTTCAGACGCTCGTAGCTGAATGCCCTACCCGCGAATCACTGCGCGTTAAATGGCCCGAATGGGAATGGAACTAACAATAATAATCACTATTTTCGCAATGTTTAAAAACCTTTTAAATTCTAATTAAATGAAGACGATTGAAGCAATAACCAGCATTGAGTTGTCTGTATTAAAACAATATCCTGAAGAGTCAAAGGATATAGTTTCAAGAAGACTTATTGAGGCACTTCTGACTAAAGCGATAGAGGTTAATTGTTTTGAGATTGAAGAAGCTAAAAACGTCCCGAAATCTCCGGATGAATATCGTTCACCAAGAGTTGAATACACAATGACGGCCTATATAATGTCAGAGAAAATAATTAGATTGGCTGTTGAAGCGCTTAAACAAATAGAGTCGCTTGGTGGATATCCCGTTCGACCCCAGGTTCAACGTGTGATTGAATTACTTACTAAAGATGTTGATTAATTAAAAAACCCTTTAATAACTACTTAAATGAAATCAATTCTAACTTTAATGTTTATCCTGGTGTCGATGACGATTACCGCACAGGACGATGTTTATGGTCCTCCGGAAAAGGAAGGCACTAACCAAGCGCCAAAGAAAGCGTGGAAGATTCTTATTAAAAATAACCTTACCGCCGACGAGAATTTTACACTGGTTGGCCGCACACTTGCCGACAACGATTTTACAATAGAGGCAAAAGATAAAGAATTTTACACAATCAAAACGGCTCCACGTGAGGTTGGCAAGATATCCGGAAGGTACTTCCTTAGTTTCTCCATTCGCGATAAAACAATATCGGTAACCGGGCAGGGCACGGTAGACATAAGCCTCGATCTTGGAGGGGTGAAGGCAGAAAGCGCATTTGGAAAGATTCAAAACAGGGGTATGCAGGGCTCATTCGATAAGATTGCATTTAACCGAATGCAGGAGTTTGCAATGTTACTAGGTAAGGATGTGGAGTATGTTGTTGATTGATTCGTTTACGTGCAAAATCAGAAAAGCCGGTTCAGAAATGTGCCGGCTTTTCTATTTATTTTTTTACACCAAAGTCGGGAGAGTAAATATATTTTTTACTTTTGGCGTGACTGTTACTTTTACAATATGGGTTAAGATCATTTTTCAAACCTCGGCTGAATAAGCCGATGGAGGGCCACATCCGTAAGGTTTGGCGGCTCTTAGCCCAGCTAAAAGTGACAGTCACCTCCATTGGTGTTATTTAACTATTAAAACAAGAACAATGCTTACCAAAACAAATCAGAGAATCAATGTGTATGCTGAAAACCACACATTGCCAGAAACAGGAGGCGCACAATGGCTGTAATCTTCCAACCCGACAGCTATACGATTGAAGTGAAAACGAGTGCGTCACCAGCTGAGCACTGGCTGGAAACTCAGAGGGAAATGCTCGACCTTCTGCAATGCGAAGACGAGCGGGTTATAAGCAAAAGATGTTATTACATTGAGTTGCTTCAGAACATGCTGCCCGACCTCGAGACGGCAGAGAAAATGACTAAATAAAAAAGCTACAAGTGGGTGCAAACACTTGTGGCTTTTTTACTCCAACGATTCTTTCACCGAACATCCCCACATTGTCCGATAAACGATAATACCATCACCACGCTTCTCACGCTCGGTCGATAACCTGATCAGCCGGCCATGGTTTCCGGTTGTACCAATCGTTGCCGCAATTACCTTCTCGATATCACTCCGCTTTTTCAATGCCAGGACAGAAGCTTCGAAAGTGGCCTCCTTCGTGAGGTTGCTCTGATCGGCTATCTTCCGGTAAGCAAACCGCGTAACAATGGTCGCTTCGCCATATTGGTTCACGAGGTCGCCCGCTTCCCATCGGGTTTGTTGCGCGTCGATCAGCAGGCAGGGCAATAACGCCACCGGCTTCGGGTTTCCGCTTTCGTCAATACTCTCGAGCTGGCCTTCATCGGCGGCAATTTGTTTTAAAAATGCCAGGGCTTTGCAGGCTGTGAATATTGTTTTAAAGATCTCTTCCATTTTGATATAGATTACACGGATTAAAAAAGATTACACGGATTAATCACGGTCGGTTGGTGAGGCGTTTCATTTCGCGTGCGACGATATCGTGCAGCTTCTTATTCAACGATATTGATTGCCCGAGGAACTTGCGCTGTGGAATACGGATAGCGTGCGGTTTTGTTCTGGGCAGACGACGCCCGGCGTTGGCTAACCTTGCGGCCACCTGGTTGCTCACCCACGCGAGCTTCCCGTCTTTTGTTTTAAAGAACGCCGTACCTCCAGGGTGTGCAATTACGCCTCCCTCGTTGTGGATCTTCGCATACGGCAGCGTTGTTCCAACTGTGACCATGTTGCTGGTCCTTGATAAGATCCTCACGTCTCTGAACAAATGACCGCTTCCCTTTCCGATTAAGACGCCGCGTCCCGGGTCGGCTACCTTGCGCTGTTCCCAGGGCTGAAGCGTCGCATCGACAAACCCTCCCTGCCGAAAGTTTTCTTTTGTATGCCTCACCGCCTCGGCACCCAACAGCGGCGGCAGGCGACGAATTGCGACCTGTGCCTGGCGCTTCAGGTTATCGAGACTTACACGGTTCGCCGATAGATGGATCATAATTCGTCGATGTATTGTTGTCCCAAATCTTCACCCTTAGATTTAGCAGCATCGGAAGCTCCGGCGATAGTTGCATTAAACTTGTTAAAGATTTCACCCGTTTTGCCGGGATTATTGGCAAACTGATCCTGTATAGATGGAAGGCTCATTGCGGATAGGTCTGTCGGCTTTGCGTCCGGGTCAGTAACCTGGATAACATCGCATCGATCATTCCAATCTATGGGTGGTGTATAGGTATCCCAGAACGGATCATCCACCGGACGTATAATTCCATTCAACACGGCATGATCATCTCGCACGCGATCATCGCCAACAGTAATGAATTCAAGGAATGGCATAATATCAGCATCCTCAAGATATCCCTGCCATTTTTCAGCCATTTGGCCGCAGCTGGTCGATGTATTCCACTCTGTTCGTGTCCATGTTTTGTTGTATTGGACATTAAGCGAATCAACAACCTTCAGGAACTTTGCCTGAGCGAGTGGATTACCATCTGCT